CCATACAATATATCTATTCAGGCTGATGGAGGCAACGTAGGAATCGGAACAACTTCGCCTGCTGCTAAACTAGAAATAAACCAACCTAATCACAACCAAGACACGGCAGGTTACGCAAATAGCACTATACTTTGGAGATTAAGAAACGAAACAGTAAGTAGTAATCCAACAGGTAGATTAAATCTTTATAGTAATGGTAGTTCTACAATACAATTAGAAGGGTCGCCTAGCAGAACAACATATTTCAACGCGGGCAACGTAGGAATCGGAACAACTTCGCCTGCTGTTAAACTTGATATAAAAGGTTTAGGAAATTACGAGGGTATTTCTGTAGATAATGGGTCAACAACTGGAGGAGGTTATTTAAGAGTGAGGCAAAATGGAGTAACCTCAGGTATTTTTGGTGTTGCGGGTGCTATTGAAGGTAATACAGATAGTAATGTAGGAATATTTGCTGAAACTGGAAAAGCTATAAAATTCTACACTAACGGTTCGGGTGTAGATCGATTATCTATCAGTACTAATGGCACATTAAACACTAGTCAAAATATAAACATATCAAATTATACACGCGTCGGGCAAACATCTTCCGGAGCTATGTCTATATTTGGACATAATGTCTATATAGATACAAGTACAGCAAATAGAATAAGAACCACAAATACAGGCTACCCTTCTTCTTGGATTAAAATGTACTATACTCAGGGTATTAGTTTTCATACCACGCCTACTACTATGACTGCAGATGATATAGTACTGGATGGAACTGGGTCAAATGCTTATGAAAAAGTACGTATTACTAGCGACGGGTTAACCTTCAACGGAGATACAGCAGCCGCTAACGCTTTAGATGATTATGAAGAAGGTACTTGGACACCCTTTGTTGGTAGACTAGCCGGAAATCCATCAACTACTTATTCTAACAGAGAGGGGAGTTATACTAAAATAGGTAACATGGTCTATGTATTTTTTGATATGTCTATAAGTGCAATTTCTGGCGGGTCAGGGATATATGTAATCGCCGGATTACCTTTTACTGTATCTTCAGGTATGGGTGGGTATTCTGTAGTACAGTGGAGGGACTGTAGCGCTTTTACTGGTTCGTCAACTGGTGGACAAATCAAAGGATTTGCACAATATGGCCAAACATACCTTTACCCTCAAATAGATAAAAGTGGCGCCGATAATTTTGGATTTCTAGTAAACCCGTCTATAAGTACAGGGAGAATAACAGGATATGCAATTTTTCAAGCATAATAAAAATACATAAAATGGCAATAACAAAAACAGTAAAAACAGACAAAATTGAAATCGTAGGAGATTTCAAGAACATTCAAGTAAGAGAAGCTACGGTTATCGAAGAAGATGGCGTAGAACTTACAAGAAGCTTCCATAGGTATGTATTAGCTCCGGGTAGTGACCTTACAGATCAACCATCTGAGGTAGTAGCTGTAGCTAATGCAGTATGGACGCAAGAAATAATTGATGCTTATAATGCTAGTTTAGAAGCATCTGAAATTAATGTTTAGTATATTCGTGTAATATAAATACAAGATATTAATATTAAATTTTATTGCAATGGCAAACAAAATCAAAGAAGAACAGTTAAAAGAGTTACAGGAGAAAGTTTCTGTTATTCAGCAAATCCAAGGGCAAGTCGGCAACATCGAAGGGCAAAAGCACTTATTGTTACACCAACTAGCTACGTCGCAAGAAGAACTACAAAAGCTTCAGAAGGCACTTGAAGATGAATACGGAAAAGTATCTATCAACATTCAAGACGGTTCTTACGAAGAGATCGTTGAAGAAGCTGTAGAAGCGTAACACAACTTTAACTTTAATTAAATTAAATGGAATACAATCAACCCAGTGAGATTGTAAAAGATTTATCCTTCGGGGAAGAAGCTAGAGATAAGATTATAAGCGGCGTTGGTAAATTAGCTGACGCTGTTAAATCTACACTAGGCGCTTCTGGTAAGTGTGTAATTTATGAAGATGCAATGGGTAAACCTGTTATTACAAAAGACGGTGTTACTGTTGCAGAATCTGTTGTACTTATAGACCCTGTAGAAAATCTTGGTGCAATGCTCATTAAAGAAGCAGCAAGAAAAACAGTAAAAGAAGCAGGTGACGGAACAACAACATCTACCGTACTTGCGCATTCTTTGCTGAAACATGCAGATGAAGCTTTAGATAATACTAGTATTCGAGATTTAAAAGCAGGCATGCAATCAGGTCTTGAAAAAACAATTAAGTATTTAGATAAAGCTAAAACTGAAATTAAAGGTAATATGTTGCGCAATGTCGCTAATATATCTACAAATAACGATCAAGAGCTTGGCACTATTATTGGTGAAGCTTATGAGATTGTAGGTAAAAACGGCGTTGTGATGATGGAAGAATCAAACGAAGAAAAAACCTATTTTGAAATAGTAAATGGTATTCAATTTGATTCAGCATTAAAATCGCCGCATTTTGCAACAGATACCGACAAACAAAAAAACGAATTAGAAAACCCATATATTTTAATTGTAGCATCGCCTATACCGAATATTAGAAAAATTCAAGCAGTATTAGAGCATGTTATAAAACAAAATAGAAGTTTATTAATAGTAGCGCAAGTTGAACAACAACCATTAGCCGCTTTATTAATGAACAAAGTAAAGGGCAATCTAAAAGTAAATGTAGTTGACTTACCGGGATTTGGGCCAACCAAACGTGATACTATTGAAGATTTAGCATCATTAACAGGAGCGCAGATTATTGACGAAGAATTAGGGGACGATATGGACCTCATAGAGCCCTCTGTGCTTGGTCAGGCAGTCAAAAGCATTACAGATGATAAAAACACTGTCTTAACTATAGATAGTGTCCCAGAAGCCGCGAAAGAGCGAATCGAGTTAGTTGAGCAAAAGTTGCAGGAAGAAAAAAATCCTTACGTCAAGAAAAAGATAGAGCAACGTCTTGCCATGCTTTCCGGTTCTGTAGCGGTAATTAAGGTTGGTGCAAATAGCAAAGTGGAACTTAAAGAAAAGAAAGATAGAGTTGAAGACGCTATTTATGCAACCAAAGCTGCCTTACAAGAAGGTATTGTGCCTGGTGGCGGTGTAGCATTAATGAATGCAGCACAAAAAATTGATTTTAAAACAACCGGAGAATTTGTTTTTGCAAAAGCAATTCTTGCACCTTTCAATACAATATTAGAAAATGCAGGCATAGAAGCGCCTGATAATTTTGATTATAAGAAAGGTTACGGTATTGATGTAGTTACAGGTAAAGTTGTAAATATGGTAAGAGCTGGTATCATTGATCCGGTGCTTGTTACTAAAACAGCTTTAACAAATGCAGTAAGTGTAGTTAGCACGATTATATCTGCTGATTGTGTCATTTCAAATATGAGAATGAATGAAAGCAGTTAATCATTACATTATTGTAGACAAGATCAAAGAAGAGCCTAAAAAAGTAAACGGTCTTATTATGACTGAAAGTCTAAATACAGATATCCGTTACTTAAGAGGTAAAATCATTAGTGTCGGTAATAATACGGAAGCCCTTAAAGAAGGTGACAAAATTTATTACGATAAGCACGCAGGGCATGGTATCGAATGGGATGGCAAAATGTATTATGTCATCAAGCAACAAGACGTAGTTATTGTAGAATGAAACTATCGTCTTCAGACCTGAGAGACATGCAGTTGTTTAAGTATTACAGGCTCGTCCGTAAATGGGCCTGTAAGACTTACAACTTAACTGACGCTGAGCTAGAACTATTAGTTTATTTTGATTGCTTAAAAAGATTTACCCGAAACGATTATATCAATGGTTCATATATTATGAGCTGGGATAAAAAAAGATGGGAAAAACTACGCAAAGAAGGCTGGATAGATGCTTGGCGCAACAGAAACGGAACGACTATTAAGTATACGATATACACAACATCGTTTAAAACAAAACAATTAATAAGTCGTATTTACAGAATATTATTAGGTGAGGAAGACATACCTATTTCTGAAAAAAATGTTTTCTATAAAAACAAAACATATACTGATAAAGTCTTTAATAAGGCAATTGACGATATGATTAAAGACAAGGAAAGATGAAAAAACTATTTATTATTTCAGCTTTCTTTTTGGCTAGTTGTTCTTCTGCAAAGGTCGTGTCTTCGGAAGATATAACATCTAGGACTCAATGGTTAGAGTCTAGCGAGGATAATCCAATTATCAACGTGATTCAGAAAGTTTACGCTAATGATGACATTGAAGTCGTCATTAAAAAAAAATACACGACCGACTACGTTAAAATAATGCGACGTAAAGGTAAAAAGATTATTAACAAAAAAACTGAACAAAATTATGCCTTACGGAAAGACTAAAAGCAAAGCTTCAAAGAAATGTTCAAAATGCGGCAAAGTACATGCCGGCAAATGCAAAAAATAATGGCAACTAAAAACGCTCCTTCAAGAAAAAAATCATTAGGTTATTATGCTCCTGTAAACAAGAAAGGCGGAACTGGTTCTAAAGCTGGTGGTGGTATGACAAAGAAAGGTGTTGCTAAATATCGTAAAGACAACCCTGGAAGTAAATTATCTACAGCTGTAACTACTCCTCCTTCTAAATTAAAAAAAGGTAGCAAAGCGTGGAAGCGTCGTAAGTCATTTTGTGCAAGATCAAAAAGCTGGACTTCTGAAAGAGGTAAAGCGGCAAGAAGAAAGTGGAACTGTTAAAATAAACCCAATGAAAAAATTATCACCAAAACAAAAACGCATTGCTAAAGCTGCCGCTCCTTATAATAAAATTACAGGTGCGGATTTCAAAGCGCTAAAAAGAAAAACGCCTTATGGGAAAAAAAGATAGTTGCTATTATAAAGTAAAAGCAAAATATAAAGTATTCCCATCAGCCTACGCTTCTGGTGCTATTGCTAAATGCCGTAAGGTTGGTGCTAAAAATTGGGGTAATGGCGGTAAGAAAAAGTAAAAAAGGAGCGTCTTTAAAAAGATGGTTTAAAGAAGAATGGATAGATGTTAGGACTGGAAAACCTTGTGGACGTTCGAAAGGTGAAGACCGCGGAGTCCCTTACTGCAGACCAAAGAAAAGAGTATCTTCAAAAACTCCAAAGACAGCTTCAGAAATGTCTACTTCAGAGAAGCGAAGAAAGATTGCTGAAAAGAAAAGGCTTGGTCAACCTGCGGGAAAACCAAGAAGAGTTAAATCTTTAAAAAGAAGAAAATGAAATCAAGAGGGCTAGGAGACGACGTTGCAAAATTTACAAAGAAAACAGGTATTAAAACTATAGTAGACAAAGTCTCTGAAGGGCTTAATATTCCATGCGGCTGCGAAGGAAGACAAGATGCTCTTAACAAACTATTTCCATATAAGAAGAAATAGTTTTTTTAATTATATTATAATATGAATCTAATCCGTAAAATCAGCATTGGTCGTGATTATAAAAACGATGCAATGCATTATGCAGTAGGCCAAGAAGTTTATGGTGGTCACACAATCTGCGATATTGTAGAAGAGGAAGATAAGTACTCAGTCTACATTAAAAAAAACAATGAAGTTCTGCCGTGGAAAGAATTCAATAAGAACATGGCTATATCAATTGAATACAATCTTGAATATTAATGCGAAGTTTATATAACTTTATAATAGAGCCAAAAGAACAGCGTTATACAAATACTAAAGATGTAGGTGGAAAAGATTTAATTCTTAATACTGAATTACAAAATCACCAATACGTGAGTAGAGAAGGTATTGTTCTTGAAACTCCAATATTAGAAGATACAAAAATAAAGAAAGGTGATACTGTAATTGTTCACCATAACGTATTTAGAAGATTTCATGACATACGCGGCGAAGAAAAAAATAGCAAAAGCTATTTCAAAGACAACAAATATTTTGTTTACTCGGACCAAATATTTTTATATAACCAAGGCGAGAACTGGAATGCCTTAGATGGCTATTGTTTTGTGCAGCCTATAAAAAGCAAAAACAAATACTCAGAAGATAAAGAAGAACCTTTAATGGGTATACTTATTTATGCTGATGAATATTCAAAAGCAAACGGCTTAAAGCCCGGCGACTTAGTTGGGTTTAAACCTAATAGTGAATACGAGTTTATTATTGATGACAAACGATTATATCGTGTCCTTACTAAATTAATTACAATTAAATATGAATATCAAGGAAACGAAGAAGCATATAATCCAAGCTGGATATAAAGCAGTAGAGGAATTAATTAAAGTTGCTGAAGAACAAATCATCACTAAAACAGAAGATGATGTTTCTGCTGATCGTTTAAAAAATGCCGCTGCTACTAAAAAGCTTGCAATATTCGACGCTTTTGAAATTCTAAATAGAATAATAGAAGAAGAGAATATCTTAGAAAATAAACCTAAAGAAGAAACAAAAGAATCTTTTAAAGGTTTTGCTGAAAGGAGGTCTAGGTAATGTATAAACAAACATTATATAAGATCGTAGAACCAGTGAAACTGACTATGATACATCGTAGGAACAAGGCTAAATCTTGGAAATACGGTTATGATAAAGAAACAGATATCGTAGTTATAAGCAAGACTGGGCAAATTGGTGATATATACGAAATACAAGGATTACAAATAGCTTTACCAAAAGAAGAAAACGTGTATAGCAACGAAGAAAAACGTTGGATACCGTTTGAATATCCTAAAGAAATAAAGCAAGTAAAAAGTATATTTGACTGGAGAGACTACCCTGAAGAGTTTAAAGATAAATGGGAGTCATATATAGATGAAGAATTTGATAGACGCGAGAACGGTTTTTGGTTCGTTAACAAGGACAAGCCTACTTATATTACTGGTACTCATTACATGTACTTGCAGTGGACCAAGATTGACGTTGGCCACCCGGACTTCCGTGAAGCAAACAGACTATTCTTTATATTCTGGGAAGCATGCAAAGCAGATTACAGGTGTTACGGTATGTGCTACCTTAAGAACAGACGTTCTGGGTTTTCATTTATGTCAAGCTCAGAGACCGTTAACCTTGCTACAATTACATCAGATGCACGATTTGGTATATTGTCCAAGTCTGGATCCGATGCTAAGAAAATGTTTACTGACAAAGTTGTACCCATATCAATCAACTACCCGTTTTTCTTTAAACCGATACAAGACGGTATGGACAGACCGAAGTCAGAACTCGCGTACAGGGTACCAGCGTCAAAGCTCACAAAGAAGTCTATACAGAGCAAAGAAAAAGAAATACTTGAGGGTCTCGATACCACGATCGACTGGAAGAACACAGGAGACAACTCGTACGATGGTGAAAAATTAGCATTGTTAGTACACGACGAAAGTGGTAAATGGGAAAGACCTGATAACATATTAAATAACTGGCGCGTAACAAAAACGTGTCTAAGACTTGGAAGTCGAATCATTGGTAAATGTATGATGGGATCTACATCCAATGCGCTGGACAAAGGTGGAGAAAACTTTAAAAAGTTGTATTATGACTCAGACGTCACAAAACGAAACCGCAACGGACAGACTCGCAGTGGATTATATAGTTTGTTCATACCTATGGAATGGAATTACGAAGGATTCATTAACGCTTTTGGATTACCTGTATTCGATACACCATCAGACCCAGCTGAGGGACCGATGGGAGAGGCTATTGAAGTTGGAGTAATAGAACATTGGGAAAATGAAGCAGAAGGTCTCAGGGGAGATCAAGATGCTTTAAATGAATTTTACAGACAGTTTCCAAGAACAGAAGAACATGCGTTTAGAGACGAAACTAAAAACAGCATATTCAACCTTGTTAAAATATACGAGCAAATAGATTACAACGAAGATTTAAGGAGCTCGGGTGTTGTAACAACAGGTAACTTTCAATGGGAAAACGGCGTTAAAGATTCTAAGGTAATATTTACGCCTAATCCTTCCGGAAGGTTTAATATATCTTGGATTCCTAGTTATAATTTGCAAAATCGCGTAATACTAAAAAATGGAGGTAAGTATCCCGGTAATGAGCACATGGGCGCTTTTGGATGTGACTCTTACGATATATCCGGTACTGTTGGAGGTAAAGGCTCTAAAGGTTCGTTACACGGACTTACAAAGTTTAGTATGGAGGATGCGCCTCCAAACACTTTCTTTTTAGAATATATAGCGCGGCCACAAACGGCTGAAATATTTTTTGAAGATGTGTTAATGGCTTTAGTGTTTTACGGAATGCCATTACTTGCTGAAAATAACAAACCTCGTTTACTTTATTATTTAAAGAGAAGAGGTTATAGAGGCTATTCAATGAATAGACCTGATAAAACATTTAACAAGCTTTCGGCTACAGAAAAAGAGATTGGTGGTATACCTAACTCTTCGGAAGATATAAAACAAGCGCATGCCGCGGCAATAGAATCATACATAGATAAACATATAGGTTTGCAGCAAGATGGTTCTTACGGCACAATGTATTTTAATAATACACTAAACGACTGGGCAAAGTTTGATATAAATAATAGAACAAAGTTTGATGCTGCTATTAGCTCAGGACTTGCTGTTATGGCGTGCAATAGGCATCTATATACACCTCAACAACAAAGAACAACTAAGGTATTAAACTTTGGTTTTAAAAAATATAATAATCAAGGATCAATTTCAAAAATAATAGAATAAATGTCGAAAGTATTACCAAAGGGTATATTTCCTAGCCAAGCTGTTAGTGACGCTGAAAAAGCAGATCCAAAGTATGGAATGGATGTCGCTAAAGCAATTGAATCTGAATGGTTCAAAAGAGACAACGGAAGTGTACGCTATTACGCAAACAGGGATAACTTTCACAGATTAAGATTATACGCAAGAGGAGAGCAATCAATTCAAAAGTATAAAGATGAATTATCTATTAATGGTGATTTATCATATCTTAATCTTGACTGGAAGCCTGTTCCAATCATCCCGAAGTTCGTGGATATTGTAGTTAATGGTATTAACGAAAGAATGTATGACATCAAAGCATATTCTCAAGACCCAGCATCGTTGCAAGAAAGAACGCAATATGTAGAGTCAGTTGTTAGAGATATGCAAAATAAAGGATTGCTAGAATCAATGCAGCAAAACTTTGGATTGAATATGTTTAATACTAATCCAGAAACATTGCCGCAAAGTAACGAAGAGTTACAACTGCACATGCAACTTGATTACAAGCAGTCAATTGAAATTGCAGAAGAAGAAGCTATTAATAATGTATTAGATTATAATAAATACCATTTACTGAAAAAGCGTCTCGATTACGATTTAACAGTTATTGGTATGGCTTGTGATAAAACAACATTCAATACTTCTGAAGGAATTAAGATTGAATACGTTGATCCAGCTGATATTGTTTACTCTTATACTGAATCACCATATTTCGATGATTTATATTATGTAGGTGAAGTACGCAGAGTAAGTATTCCAGAGCTTAAAAAACAATTCCCTTATTTAACTGAAGAAGATATTAAGGAAATTGAGGGTACTGGAAGTAATGCGTTATTATATAATAAGGGGTACGGTTCTGCAGATGCTCAAGATACAAACCATGTATATGTAATGTATTTTGAATACAAAACATTCCAGAATCAAGTATATAAAATAAAGCAAACAGCTACAGGCGCTGATAAAGCAATTGAAAAAACTGATCAGTTCAATCCACCTAAAGACGAGCGCTCAAGATTTGAAAAAGTAAACAGATCTATTGAAGTGCTTTATGAAGGAGCAAAAGTAATTGGGCATAACAAATTGCTTAAATGGCAGATTGCTGAAAATATGACAAGACCTAAGTCGGATACGACTAAAGTTAATATGTCATATAATATTGTAGCGCCAAGAATATATAAAGGAAGAATTGAATCTTTAGTTAGCAGAATGACAAGCTTTGCTGATATGATTCAATTAACGCATTTAAAGCTGCAGCAAGTAATGTCAAGAATGGTTCCTGATGGAGTTTATCTTGATGCTGATGGTATTGCTGAAATTGATTTGGGCAATGGAACAAATTATAATCCGCAAGAAGCTTTAAACATGTATTTCCAAACAGGTTCTGTTATTGGTAGATCAATGACACAAGACGGTGAGTTTAATCATGGTAAGATGCCTGTTCAAGAATTACAATCAAGTTCCGGTAATTCAAAAATCAATAGCCTTATTGCATCATACAATTATTATTTGAATATGATGCGGGATGTTACAGGTCTTAATGAAGCAAGAGACGGTAGTATGCCGGACAAGAATGCACTGGTAGGTTTACAAAAACTTGCTGCTGCAAATTCAAATACCGCTACAAGACACGTATTACAAGCAGGCTTATATATTACACTTAGAACAGCTGAGGCTATTTGTCTTAGAATATCAGATGTATTAGAATTTGGTAATACAACACAAGCGTTTATCCAAGGTATTGGTAGATTTAATGTTGGTGTATTAGAAGAAATAAAAAACTTACACTTACATGATTTCGGTATCTTCTTGGAGCTAGCACCTGATGAAGAAGAAAAGCAATTGCTTGAAAATAATATTCAGATGGCATTGCAAAAAGATCAGATATTCTTAGAGGATGCTATTGATATTAGAGAAATAAAAAATATTAAGCTAGCTAATCAGTTACTTAAATTAAGAAGACGCAAGAAGTTTGAGCAAGACAGACAGGTTCAAATGCAAAATATTCAAGCGCAAACTGAATCAAACAGTCAAGCTGCACAAGCGGCAGCGCAAGCGGATATGCAAAAAGAGCAGTCTATTGCAGCTTCTAAAGTTCAAATTAATAAAGCACAACTTGAATTTGATATTGCTAAGCTCGAAAGAGAAGCACAAATCAAGAAAGAGCTTATGGAAAAAGAGTTTGAGCTTAATATGAGACTTAAAGAAGCTGATTTAAACGTAATTAATAGTAAAGAGAAGTACAAAGAAGATCGTAAAGATAAACGTACTAAAATACAAGCTACTCAACAATCTGAATTAATTGAGCAGCGAAAAGGGATGACAGGTCCTAAAAACTTTGAATCATCAGGTAATGACGTGCTTGGTGGATTTGGCTTAGAATCTTTTGAGCCTAAATAATAGTTATTAATTTTTATAATATTTTATCATGTCAGAAAACACGAATGAACCAATCGTAGACGAAACTCCAACTGCGGCTGAGCGCGAAGAACAAGTGCTTGAAAATGCAGGTGTAAGTACTACGTTAGAAGACGGTGTTTACAAAGTAAATTTAAACGCTAACGAAACACAAGAACAAGATGCCGTTCAAGAACAAGAAACAGAAAGCAGCGTGTTGGAGCCAGTACAACAAAATGAAGAAAGCGGGCAAGAAACCAACATGGAATTGCAAGAAGTGGGAGAAGAAAACGCGGTTGTTGAAGAAGTAACCGACGTTGAAGAGCCTGCAGCTGAACCAGAAGTAACAAAACAAGATGTTATTAATGAAGCTGCTGAAAACCCACAAATTGAACTACCTGAAAATATTCAGAAGGTTGTAGACTTTATGAATGAAACAGGAGGTACTCTTGAAGATTATGTTAGATTAAATACAGATTATAGTAATATTGATGACAATGCATTGTTACGAGAGTACTATAAGCAAAAGAAACCTCATCTAAGCCAAGATGAAATTGACTTTTTAATTGAAGACAATTTTTCTTATGACGAAGAATTAGATGAAGAAAGAGATGTGAGACGTAAAAAACTTGCATTTAAAGAAGAGATAGCAGAAGCTAAAAACTTCTTGAACTCGCTTAAGGATAAATATTACGACGAAGTCAAGTTGGGTTCTCGTTTAACTCCTGAGCAACAAGAAGCGATTAACTTCTTCAATCGATATAAAGAAGAACAATCTGACCTGCAGCAAACGCAAGAACGTAGTCTTAAGAATTTTACAGAAAAAACTAATCAAGTATTCAGCGAGGATTTTAAAGGTTTTGATTTCAAAGTTGGAGACAAAAAATTTAGATTTAATGTAAAAGATGTTAATGCTACTAAGGAAGCACAGAGCGACATTTTAAATGCGTTCTCAAACTTTTTAGATGAGAATAATACTTTAAAAGACGGTGTGGGCTACCACAAAGCATTGTTTGCAGCGCGTAATGCTGATTCGCTTGCTAATCATTTTTATGAACAAGGTAAGGCTGATGCAATACGACAACTAAATGCACAATCCAAAAATATAAATATGGATGCAAGAAAAAGCGCGGGTAGCGTTATTGAAGCAGGCGGCATGAAAGTTAGAGCAATAAGCGGCGATGATGGTTCGAAATTAAAAGTAAAACTAAAACAATAATTAAAAAACACTAAAAAATGGCTGCAATTGCTAATTTAGGTACCCCTGCGGAATTTACTCCGTATGTACAAAAAGTTGCGCTTTCAAGCAACTACTTAAACTTCCACGGGGCTGGTGGAGCTAACTGGTCTCAACAATACCTTCCAGATCTATATGAGGCTGAAGTAGAACGTTACGGTAACCGTTCGATCTCTTCTTTCCTTCGTATGGTTGGAGCTGAAATGCCTATGTCTTCTGATCAAGTTATTTGGTCTGAGCAAGGTCGTCTTCACATTTTCTATTCAGGAACTGTGACTACTGCTGCTTCTGGAACTGTTAACATCGGTGAAGGACACGTTGTACGCGTTGGACAAACTGTTGTTATCGAGGATGCTAACGGAAACGTTGTTAAAGGTTATGTATCTGCAACTTCTGACGCTGACTCTGATGGTGATCTTGATACTATCACTGTACTTCCTTACTCTGCTGCTACACTAGCTGCTGCTGGTTTTGCTGATGGTGAGGCTGTAAAACTTTTCGTATTTGGTTCTGAATTCAAAAAAGGTACTGCTGGAATGAGCGGTTCTGTAGAGCCTAAATTCGAATCTTTCACTAACACTCCAATCATTATTAAAGACAAATTTGAGGTTTCAGGATCTGATGCTTCTCAAATTGGTTGGGTTGAAGTAACTGGTGAAGACGGACAAACAGGATACTTATGGTATCTAAAAGCTCTTGGTGATACTCGTACTCGTTATGAGGACTACCTTGAAATGACTATGGTAGAAGCTGAAAAAGCTGTTACTGGTTCTGCTGCTTTAGGTGCTGGTCTTAAAGGTACTGACGGTTTCTTCAAGCAAATTGAAGACAGAGGTATCACTGCTGACAATGTATTTGATGTTGCAACTGACCTTATCGCTGACTTCGATACTTTATTAGCTGAGCTTGATAAGCAAGGTGCTATTGAAGAAAACATGCTTTTCTTAAATCGTGCTTCTAACCTTATCTTTGATGATGCTTTAGCTAACATTTCTGCTGGTTCTGCTGGTGGTACTGCTTACGGTGTATTCTCTAACTCTGAGGATATGGCGCTTAACCTAGGATTTAGAGGTTTCCGTCGTGGATCTTACGATTTCTACAAAACTGACTGGAAATATCTAAACGACCACGCAACTCGTGGACAAATCTCT